TTTCCATGGGGATTCTTGCTCATAAGACTCAGCAGCACCACGCATGATGTCACGGCCCTGCGCGTAGGCTTCAGACAGTGGAATACCCTGCTCAAGCGCTGCAAATGGAGCGCCAACTGCACCCACAATCTTGGGGAATGCGTTGAATGTTGGGCCTTTCATGGCGCTGACAAACCCGCGAAAAGTTTCTGGCAGTTCTGTGCCTTCTCGATAGGCCGGAGACTGGCCCAAGAATTTTAGGATTTCGTCTGGCTTGTATTGATTCTCAATCGCTGCTGTGACTTGTGGTCCAACATCGGGCAATTGAGCCAAAAACTGGATGATCTGGTCATCTTTGTAACCGGCCTTCTGTGCTTCTTTGATTTTCTCTTTAATGCCATCCATGATCAACCTCCTGGTACGCCAAAGATATTACTAAGGGATGGTCTTGTTGCACCACCACCTCCACTGCCTGCACCAGGCGCATTGCGCATCAATGAGGGGATAGTGGCTGGAGCGCCAAGGGCTGTGCCAAGATTTTTAAAGTTATAAGCCTCACCAAATTGCTCATACTCTTTGCGCTTTTGGTTGTATGCCTGCCCAGCGGCTGAGTACAGTTCATTGGACAAAGCCTTAAAGTCATCGCGCTGAGTCGGTGTGAGCTTCTGGCCAGTCATCATATTGTTGAAATAGTTATTCAATCGGTCCATGCGGCCAGAGGCTGCCATGGCAATGCCCAGCTCAGACTCGCGCACCACAGAGCCTGGGTCTAGCAATTTCATCACTTTGGTTGCACCGGCAACATCACCAATTGGTGTGCCTTGGCTTAAAGATGAAACCACTTGGCTGTAAGCAGACTTCATGTCGTTGTAGTCTTTGTAGATTGGCTCATTCTTAAATGCGCCACCTAGCTTCATTTCATTCTCAAAGCCTTTTTGGCCTTCGGCCATGTTGACTGGCACATTGACATTTGTTCTTGGGGCAATCTGCTGTCGATACTGGCCCACTTGACTAATGCCTGCTTGTCCAGTTCCAGCCAATGGCTGACCACTTATGTACTCCACCGCACGAATGTCAGGGGATTGAGCCTCATAAGGTGAAACACCTTTGGCAATGCGTGACTCACCGAGTTTGTTGTACTGGACCATGACAGTTTTGCCATCAATAACCACCGGCTCTGGTCGGCCAAATTCAGACTGAGATGATGCAATCTTCAAAACTTCTGGCAAGCCTTCTTTGCGCGGCATATTGGAGATCAAAGCGCGCTGAATTGGGTTTAGAAATGCAAGTGGGTCTGCTTGCACTGGTACTGGCGCTGCCATCTCTTGCTCGGCAGTTGGAACAGCCGGACCAGTTGGCATTGGCTGCGCTGCACCAGTAGCAGCGATAGGAGATGGCGCGCCACTTAAAAGCCTTCTAAAAGACTCATTGCCAGCAGTTTCTGCTTGCATCTCTTTAAGTTTTGCACCGAGCATTAAATCTTGAAAAGAACCGGCACGGGCTTGTTGATAACCTTGCTGGCCTGCTTGTAAAGCTGATCCAAGTGCTTGGCCCATGCTGATTGGGACTGCACTTCGGCCACTGGCTTGGAGCAATGCACCGGCTGCTGACAGTGCAGCATTACGGCCCAATAGCTTGCGCTGGTCTTCTGTCAGCAATGCATCAAGACCAGTTGGCACACCACCACCGCCAAACATATTGCCTAAACTTGCAAAATCAAATTCGTTAGCCATATTTCCACCTTAATCCAATAAACCTCTGAGACGGGTGTTAACCACATCGCCTCTGCTCATCATGTTAGTTGATCCCGTATCTGGTGCAAGCAAAGATGCAGCCCTCATGGCCCGTCTTTCTTGACCAGGCTTGATGGCCAGTTCTGCCACCGGTGTTCCAGCTCGATCCATGGCCACCGCCACATTGTCAAAGCCCTTGGCCTGATCGTATGCATAGCCAAAAAGCGCCATGCCCACATCTTTCTCAGACCCTTGGTCAATGATCCTGACCTTTGCAGGGTCACTGGTGATCACAATGCCTCGGCTTGTCTCAGCCACTGTCAACCCATCAGGGATGCGAGACGGCATCGGTGATCCAGGCGTGATCAGGATGGTGTCACGCTTGCTTGATGGATCAAGCAAAGCCATGAGCTGCGCATCAGCGTAGCGTTGTGGCTCTGGAGTTGGGTTTTGTCTCATGTTAGATCAGCGCGGCCAATGCACCAAGGCCAGCGCCAGTGCCTGCTGTAAGACCAGCTGCGCCAGCCAATTGAGAGCCAGCCAATGCACCGCCTAATAGGCCAGCACCGACATTCTGGCTGTATGGAGTCGTTGCCACCATGCCAAGGTTGGCAGGCTGCGCACCCAGTGAAGACTGGACCACACCAAGACGCTGGAGGCCGATGTTGCGAATAGCATCCATTTGTTGCTGGTCCAGAGCCTGACGCGCACCACCAGCGCCCATGACCGCTTGAGCGCCACCAAGACGCAATGCTTGTTGCTGTGCAGCCAAATTACCCAGCTGGCTTGCACCGCCTAGCCTCAATTGCGCACCTTGCAAGCCTGCTTGCTGATTGGCAATGTCGGCTGCTGATCTGCGGCCAATGTCGGCCTGCTGCATGGCCATCGCCTGGTTAAATGCCTGCTCGTTTAATGTTGTGCCAAGTGTGGCCGCCTGCTTGGCAAACCCTTGGTTAGTCAAAGCCTCGGCCACACCTTGGCGTGATCCACCAAATGCACGGGCTTGTGTGGCACGTTCACCAGTTTGCTGAATGGCAGCGCGTCTTGCAGACTCCAAGTCAGCCAATGCATTGGTGCGCACTTCGCTGGTGTAAGGATTCATGTAGCTGCCAATTGAGCCTGGGCCTTGCCCCATGCTCAAATTAGTCTGCTGCGCTGTGATCTGACCAGGCTGATAAACACCGCCATAAGCGGCCATCTGTGCGGCCAAGTCTGTGCCAGTAATGCCTGGGCCAGCGAGGCCAGCATTGACCAGAGCTTCCTCGCCTGCCTGGTACATTGGGTTATAGCCAGCAAACTGCTGAGTCGGCAAAGCGCCAGCGACCCCTTGGGCCTGCTGAAAGTTGGCCAAGAATGCTTCTTTGATCTGTGGATCAATGGAGCTTGTTGACGTTGTTGTTCCACCTTTTGACATATTGCCACCTTATCCGAGTAAAGATTTCATTTTCTTGGCAGACACTTTGCCTTCATTGATCATGTCCAGAAGACCGCGGCCATACTTGTTGACTGAAGACTTCTTGATCACATATTCGCCAAGATCAAGATTGACAGCGCCATCATCTGGACCAGGAGGGTTTGCACCAAACATCACGCCACCATGGACCATGCCACCTTGAGCCATGCCTGTTGATTCTTGCTGAGTGTTTTGCGCTGCCGTTGCCGCTGCCTGCTCTGCCGTTGTATTGGCCAAATTAGCAGCTGCGATCTGGTCATATAGACCAGGGTTATATCCACCCATTGCTTGGCCTGCCACCACGCCAGCGTATGGATTGCCAACTGGGCGCATCTGGCCCATGACTTGTGCGTATGGTGAGCCAGTACCACCGACCACATTGGGGTTGTACTGAGCGCCAATTGGGATTGATTGGTAATTGGCAAAGTTCTGGGCAAAGCCTTGTGTGGCATTTGCGAATGGCGTTGTGCCACTGATGCCCATGTTGCCAGTTGGGCCAAGCAAGCCGCCAGTGCCACCAGTCACGCCACCAGTGCCACCAGTCACGCCACCAGTGCCACCAGTCACGCCAGTGTTAGTTCTTAATCCAGCTAAACGGGCTGCTTCAGCAGCCGCAGCCGCAGCCGCTGCATTGCGTTGCTGCAAAGCCAAAGCCGCTTCGTTTTGTCTGGTTATCAAAGCCAACTGGGCCGCATCAGCCGTAGCCTTCTGGGCCGCAGTCAAAGTTCCAGCAGAAGTTCTAGCCTCTAAATTTCTGGCATCAATCAGTGCCTGACTGGCCGTTCTGTCTCTGGCTGTACGCGCTGCAAGCTCTGCATCAGCCGCGGCATTGGCAATCAATTCGGCCTCAGTCTTTGGCAATGCTGTCGCATATTGAGACGCAACACTCTGGGTCGTCACACCAGTGGCACGGGCCACATCTTCTGGGCTAATGCCAAGTCGGTCCATCTCAATGCGTAAAAGCGCATTGCTTGTGTTGTTTTTCTGCGCGTCAAGCACAGCATTGAAAATGTTGCGGTCAAATTCAGCCTGGCTCATGCCATTGGCCAATGCCCAATTGAGTGCTTCTGATGCCATATTTATTCCCCTAAAGTTCCTTTGCCATTACAGACCATTGTGGGCTGTAACCTTCGTCTTTCAAAAATGTCTTTGCCCAGCCTCTTCGGCCTGCCAAAGTCACCCTGGTGCAACCAACTGATTTGCCCCAGGATTCGATCAATGGTCTCATCCTTGAGAGTTCATCTAGGTCGCCACCAGCCAGAAAATAATGCAAATTCTTTAGCCTGGGATAGACAATGATCTCTGTCAACACCACCGAGTCTTTGGCTGGCCACAGCTGTAATCTGTGATCCTCAACCATCTCAGCGACATCGTCAAAATTATGTGTGCCTCCGGAGTATTCTAATGCCGCCTCCACATGGTGGCGTAACCTCTCCAGTTGTTCTTTGTCACTCATCGCTTACCAGCTGGCACAGCGTCAAGCCTCATCACGCCAATGCGCCAGTCGGCCAAAGTGTTGCCAGTCACCTTCATATTGACTTGACGGCCAGAAAACCGGACTGAAGTCGGGTTGGCTGCCGTATATGGTCCAAATGACGATTGTGTGCCTGTCGGGTAATTGCGGGTTTTGAATGAAACCACCGCCTCACCCAGCGTCTGCTCGTCTGGGACAACTTGGCGCACAGACATGATGTTGTCGCCATTGCCCAATTGGACTGGGCCAGACTCAGCGTAAAGGCTGGCGCTGTCATAGTTAAACCCGACCTCATGCTCGTAGATGTAGCCAGTGCTTGAAACCATTAAAGGATATGTGTAAACACCAGCATCAACCCCAGCAGTTCGACCCAATGTGCCAATGTTCCAGTGGTTTTCGCGGTAATTGAAAGTCACATAAGAGTCATTCTCATTGCTGCCACTTGATGGATAGAACCACCAGATTTCGCCAAATTTACTGACATGGACCGAATAAATCTTAGATGCTTGGGCAAAGTTGATATTGGCAAAAATGTAATCTGACACATCACTTGGCAGTGGTTTGACATAGCCGTCATAAATCCAGAAGCCAGAATTGCTCATCCAAATGGCTGCCGTGTCAATGGCCGCCACCGCTTGGGCCGAAATGAGACCGCAGCCGCTTGCAGCCTTCTCAAAGCCATAAACAAATGGAGCGCCAACATACTGGGCCGTGTGGACATCCACATCTGTAAACAGTAGGTTTACACCCTTGACCCGCTTGCCAGCGATCAATGTGCCAGGGCTGGCCAAGTCATAGTCGCCTGCCAGATTGTCGCCTGCTGGTGTCCACTGGGTATTGTTCTCTTGGTCGCACCACTGCACCTTGCGTGGGTTTCCACCAGCGCCAAGGGCAAAGATAATGCGCTCTTGAGTGACTAAAACCGCCTTGTTGTTGACTGGTGCATTGGTGATTGCCGCTGCCAATGTGGGCGTTGAAAAACCTAATTGCCATTCATAAATCTTGCCATCCCATGAAGAGCAAGCAATCAAATACTCACCCCATGTATCAAGTGACCAGGTGGTGGCTGCAATGAGTGTTCCAGTGTCTGGCCGTGCCACGCCATAGGCCAATGTGCCATAAGTGCTGTAACCATAGCCTGTCAGCACTGTGGAGCTGGCATAACCGCTTGTGAAGCCTGTGGGCGTGATGTCTTTGAGTGTCCCAGCCTCATTCATGGCATAGAGCTTGGAATGTGTTCCAGCGCCAATGTATCGGTTGCCACTGTTATCGCGCCAAGTAATGATGCCTCGGCATGATCCTGTCATCTGTGAGCTTGACCTGGTGCGCCATCCATTGATGGGGCGCAATGTCCCTTCATACCAGCGCACTAGGTTTGCGTCGTACCAGCGGCCAGCTGCCTGGTATTCAGTACCATTTCGGAAAACACCTGGGGGTAGCTTTAAAGGTATGTACATGGCAGTATTTAGGTAATGTTTGAGACAAAGCTCATTGTGACAATGGCTGATGGGACTGCTGGCCGTGTTGGGCTGGCGCTTGTCCCAAAAGCCTCTATGCTTACGCCAGTATTTTCAGTTCTCCACATAATTTCAATGTAATCGTTTGAATTCATACTTACAAAAAAGTTCAATGCAGCAATGATATGGCTAGGGTCGCCAGTGCCTTTTCTTGCTACCAAGTGAAATCTGCTGTTTGAATTGGCAATATTTGTCCCATTTTTGCGAAACCAGATATCCACATCTTGACCATCGTTTGTGGTGTTTTTTAGTTGAATGGAAAACTGCAAGTTCCAGATTCCGGCATCGGCCACAGTGATTCTTGACCCGCTGGCCATTGTCACACCATTAGCAAAGTCTGTGGTGTTGAATGTGACCGCATAGGCCGTGGTGGTGTTGGCAGCCACTTGGTCGGTCGAATCTTGGAAAGCCCCATGGGGGTTATTCATAAACCGACCGCCCCTTGGTCCAAACAAAGAACCAAGCACAAATGACAGTTTCTTAAAGTAAACAGTCAATGCGCCATTGTTTTCGTTGAAATGCCTGCGCTCATAGGTCTCGGTCGGATAACCGAGTCCTGGTGGAGCTGGATTCTCAAGTTGTTGTGTTTGGCTGGCCATGGTCTAATTTTGCCCTAAACAGACCCCAATAGATAAGACTTTTCATTGACACAAAATCGGACTACGATAATTTTGCAGCAATCGGCTGCCTTAACTGGGGAATATCATGAAATTTGAAATGGAACTAGGTTTTCACGAAAGTGAGAAAATTACAATTGAAACGTGGGATTTCGACAAAATTGAGATCATCAAAGATTTCATTGCTTTTCAAGAAGAACACGGCTGGGCAGTTGAATATGAAGCAATTGACCTTGATGATGAAGAATTTGAAGACACTGAAGAAGAAGAAGTCACAGAAGTTTGATTCCTGATGGGGCTTACTTGGCCATCAAGTACAGCCCCACATTTGAAAAAGCATAGCCGGCATAGACCACTGCCATAGACGCATTGCCTTTAAGCAGCTGCTCCCCAGCAATGTAGGCATAGATCGCGCCAGTCAGAATGATTAGCCAGGCGCTCAAAATGCACCTACATCAATGACCTCACCCCTAAATTCCACCATGTCTTCATCAAACTTGTGGACCAGCTCTGGCCATAACAATCGACCATTAAAAAAGTTCAGCACCGCAAAGCCTGATCGGTGATTGCTTGGATTGATCTCGGCATAGGTAAATTGCGGCCCGTCAGTCTCTGCCAATGTTCCGGTATCAACCCCAAAACGATTGCCGTTATAGTCAGCAAATGGCGTTACTTTTAACGAATGCAAGTGACCAGTCACTACCGACACACCAGCGTTGACAGTGTTGTTGTGGGTGGCATGAATTCCCCCCTTGTATCGGTGTTTGATGATGCACTGCTCAGTAGGCCACACTGCCCAGCAGAAGTCCCAATCTAGGAAATGGTCTGTCAGCTTAAACCCTAATACTTCCTTAAATTGTGGTGCGTGTTGGGCTAAACGATTACCAAATCTAACGTCATGGTTTCCCCATGTCCACAGTAGCTTTACATTATGTCGGACAGACTTTGCAATCTCCTCTATTTCGTTAAGCGCACCCTGACAAGCCTTTAGCTCTTGAATAACAGTGGTCGCTGGTTGTTCAGTTACGTCATGGCGGCTTATTGAAGCCCCGTCAAACGCATCTCCATTACAAATCACCACCTGGGGCGAAAATTCTTGAATGGCCCAAAGTAAACCTTTAAATGCCGTGGACCTTTGACCAGGTATAAAGTGCGCATCAGAGAAAACAATCACAGTGCCATCTAGCATTCCAAGTTCAACTTGCTTTAGTGGACTGAATGATTTGGGCCTGTTTTTGTCATACAAAGCACCTCGATGGTCTTTGGCATTAAGTTTCATTTTGTAATGCTCTTCAATCCATCTTCTGCGTAAATGAACGGCCCTGGTGTTGATTCCAAGATGCTCACCTATTTTTGTTGCAGACTGGAATTCACCCCACAGCTGGATAAATTCCATGTCAGTGCAAGTTTCGTTATGAGCGCCCATGAGAGTCCTTAGAGAGTAATTTTTCTAACAGATTGACCACCCTATGCTCTTGTGTCTCAATCTCATCTTGAGATGACTTAGGGTCTTGGGCCACTGTCATAAGATCATGCAAAAAAACATGAAGCAATTCATGCAGGGCCGTCTGGTCTAAAGATTCTGGGGTGATCTTTTCAGCACCAAAGTCACCCAAACGATATGTGGCCAGTCTGGCCCCTTCATTAAATTCCACTGAAGCCATGGCATTCTTTGCAGGCTTCAAACCCTTCTCGATGCGCCAGTCGCCAAGATTAAGCACTTGCTGCCATTTCCGCACACTTTGTGCAAAAAGCGCGGAGTCTTCTGGTGTGGGAATGTTTGACATATCAACACCTTATATGACTTTTATGTCAATTTAATTTAAAAGCAAGCACTCAGCTTTTCTGCGCTTCAATAGACCAGGCAAAACTTTGCCCCCACCCTTGGTCCAAAGCATGAGCTGCTCTTGAGCGCCTTCCCAGTCTTGGGCGTTGATTTTTCGCTTTAAAGTGGATGTCTGGACACGGCCCACGCCCAGGTTATATGCAAAGTCCACAATGGCGTTGCACTTGCGCTCATCAGTCGCCAAGATGGGGCAGTTCCTTAATACGCCTGGCAGATAGGTATGTTCCAGCTCAATCATCAAAAGCGCATGAGCCTCTTCCTGACTCATTGGTGGGTCTTCTAAAGTCACCTTGCGCTTGTCAGCGTAATAGGTCGAGCCATAGCCAATGGTGGCCACATTGGCTGGGCAAAGATAGGGTTTACTTCTAAACCCTTCAAACTGCTTGCAGAGTGCCGCGGCCAGCTCTAAGTTCATAATCCGCGCTTGGCCAATGTGCGATCAAGAAACCAGAAGTTGATTGTCCCAGCCAGTAATGCCGAGAAGTCTGGAGTCATCATTGTCTTGAACACTTCTATTGGAAGAGCGCCAGCAAGCCAGGCATTCCATGCAAACCAGACATGAATGAAGCTCCAAACAAACAAAACCCAGTATGTGACCACGGGCCGGACTGATGCGGATAAAGATGCGGCCCATCCACCAGCTGCTTTGACCATTGCGGCTTGTTGTTCAATGGCAGATTGAAAGGCATCCATCACGCCAACATCAATGGCCGCTTCTCTTTGTGCGCCTATTTCTGCGAGTTTCATTTGGCCGCGCATTTGCTCCAGGTCGCACTGGCGCGCAAACATATTCAGTTCGTGCAGACGTTCATGCTTCTTGTCAAAATACTTTAAGACCTCTGGGGCCATGCGGAAAATACCGCCAAAGATGGAGCCTAAAAGGCCGCCAGAAAGAATATCAAGCATCGCATTCCTTACAATTGTTTTTAGTTGACATTTTTACACCTGCCAGAACACCAACAGATGCACCAAGAATAGTCATTAGTGCTGGACTGAGCATTTTGAAGACCTCTGCATTTTCGACTTCTTTTGCCCACAGACCAACAAGCATTGCAGCAATGATTGCAAGCAAGCAAATACATAAAGTTACTGCTACCAAAATGGTAACAATGAACGTAAGTTTTTCTTTCATGTCCATCATGTGCATCCTTATGCGTACAAGTCTAATCTGCGAGTTTTAAACATTGCCAACTCTAATTGGTTGACCCTAGCTTTCTTGTTATACAGTTCTAGCTCTAATTCTATTGTGGCTTTTTCAATTTTGTTAGCCTGGACAGCTTGCTTGTATTCCTCTTGGACTTTTTCAGCTGCTTTATTAAATGCAACAGTTTCAATGTCACGCCTTGGTTGAACCATCGGATACCACTTGTCCAAGGTAATCATTTCTTTTCTCTCTCAAGTGCGTTTTTGTATCCTTGAATAACCTTATGCCTTAACAATGCACTATCAGCAGTACCAGCCCATTCCGATAAATTATTCCAAATTACTACAAAGTCGGTACTTTTACATAAGTTCTGATGATTTGTAAGCCACATTGTCATTTGCTGATGACGCTCTGATGGGTTGTGAATTGTGTAAGCTATCCCATAAAACTCTCTGACGCTGCACAAGTCTTTGCTTGTAGAGTGAAGTGCGAGGGTTAAAACAAGTGCTACTAGCCATTTCACGTCATAGCCCAAACGATGATGTAAAAACACCAGACAACAGTAATGCAAAAAAGGACTGCGGTAGTAAAAGCCATAGCCCAATCTCTCATTTTTTAATCCATGTTTGCCAGACAGCACCAGCAGCCATAATCAGCGCACCCACCCACAGAATAGGCTTGGCAGCAGAAGCCACCCATCCCAAGACTTTAAAAGCCCCATCAAGAGCCTTTATAGCCTCTACAAGACCACTTGTGTTCTTGTCTATGCTATCTACCTTATTTTCAACTGCAAGCAGTCTTTCGTAGATTTGTTCGTGAGTGACTTCTTGTGTCATGGCTTGTCAGGATAAGTTACTGTCCAAGGGAAACCTTCTTGCGCTGTAATATCACGCAAGGCTTGACGATATGTCGCCCATACTGTTTTGTCAACAGGTGCATCGGCTACTTGTGTCCAATCACACTCAGCTAACTTAGCATCCCTTGTTCTGCGTACATTTGAGGCTTGTTCTGTGTCCCTCATTACCTTGTATTCAGCTTCATTCTCAGCGGCTGTTTTGGCAGGAATGTCGCCAAAGCTCTCGGTGTCTGTAAAGGTAGGGCCTAACACATACTTTGTGTACCACTTGCCATCAATCTGTTCAACACCAGCACGATGGCTGTATTGGTAAACAGTACCACCAGTAGCTTGTGCGCCTTCAAAGACTACATCAGCACCCAAAGCTGTTAAGACTTCAGTTGTTGTTGTATCCCATGATGGGCCACCGTTGGCTTTGATGTGTGTACGGAACTCAGCCTCGTACATTACTTGTCCGTCTTGTGTTCTGATTTGCATGATTGTTCCTTATGCGATTGCAAGCGCTATGTAACTTGCTCCGTTAATATTGACATTATTGCCTGACGCAGCAGTTACTTGAAACCCTGTTGCTGTTGTGTCAACCCAGTTTGTTCCAGTGACTTCCGCTGCCGTAGAGTTCAATAAAAGGTACGGATCTGTTGATGACGATAACCCTCGGGCAGAATCCCAAACGTACCAATCACCCGTAGAGTCAGTTCTTTTTATGAGCACGAACCGACTTCCAGCAGCAAACCCGCAATTAATGGTTTGCAACGCTCCAGTACCCGTAAAATTCGTTACTTTGCTCACGCCGGGGCAGGTTGCAAAGAGGTAGGCTACGTAATTTACAGCTGAACCGTTTACTCTTGGCTGTGATGCCAATGTCATTGTGGTACTTGTTGGCCTAGCGGTAAAATAAACTCCACCAGAGTAAGGGTCGTTAACAACCCCCGGCCCAGTATCATTAAGTAGGGCATAACCATAGGTTGTTGCGCCAAACGAATGGCCCACAGCCCAATAGTTTACGTTTGTTCTGCCTTTGATAATAACTAACTCTGGAGCAACGGTTAAGTTGTGCGTTACCACAGCGCCATCTGTTCCCGTCCCCGTATAGCAAACCTCATCAAAGAAGCTGGGGGCGCGTTGCATCATGTAGGAAAACACGTCAGGAACATCTGCCCCCGCAGACCCCCATCCAGTATTTGAGGCAAACTGAGTTGCTGAAAATACTGGGCTGGCATTTTCTGCCGCTGTTGAATTTGTTAGCAAAAAGTTGGGAGTTAAGCGAGATTGCAAATACCAATCGGAACCCGACTTGGCTCTGTACGTTGACATATCCACAGGGAAATTAGAAACAAACGCTGGTGTAGTGTTATGGCGGGTGTCAATTGCAAACACCTTAGTCGCATCCGTAGGCACTTTCATCGGGCCTCTGCGAATGGCTATGTAGATGTGGGTCTGAGATGCACCAAGATTGGCTCTTGTGTCAAACCCTGTCGCAGTAATTCCCATGTTAAAAGCGCCAACTTCCGCATCAGATTTATTTGCATAAAGCAATTTATCTGCGTTTGTGCCATCAGCAACCCAGCCACGCATTGTGTCAAGAAGTGTCCAATCACCTGTGGTTGATGATGGTTTAAATAAAACCCATTGAGGTTCGTAGCCAAGATTGACTGTTGCTTGTCCACTGCCATCAGTAGTAAACGACCCACACGAAATTACATTGTCTGTACCAGTCAGACCAAAGCCTCCTGCGTCATGGGCGAATAGGTAGGCAACATAAGTGCCGCCAGAAGCGTTTACAGCAGGGTTGCCATTCACAGCAAATGTTGTAGATGTGGGGCTTGTAAAATTAAAATCGTTTGTGTAGTTTTTTGCGTAAGTCAAGTTCAAAAACAACTCATAGTCGTTTCCTAAAGACCTGTGGTAAACAATCCAATTGTCAGTCGTATCTGTACGCTTAATGATGATGCACCCCGGCTCTGAGCCAAGGTTATGTGAAATTGTGCGGTTTGCCCCATTCCCCGTATAAGTCACAATATCAAAGAACTTTGGAGCTTTTGCCCAAGTCCAAGATACGGCTGCTGCGCCATTAGTGATATTCCCGTAATCGCTATTACCTAACGTAAAGCCGTTTGAATTAAATGCAGTTAGTGTGTTTGCAGTTGATTGTTGGTCAATAGTGTTGTTTGATAAAAGAAGTTTGTTTACACCACGGGCTGTGTCATATAAATAATTATCATAAGCATTGGTGCGGTTTTTTGTCCAAACTAACCCACCTTTACCAGCTAAATCAATACCATTATTTATTGTTTGTGTTGAAGCATTACCCGTAAACAAAAATGTAGAAAAATAATCTTCTATATATTTTGGTACGGCAGCAACCCCGCCCCCAAATGCGTCGTAACTAGCTGCTCCACTTGTCGATTGTAAAGGCATTGTTATTCCTTGCTCTTGCAGTTGTTCATGTGCCACTTAGCTAAGTTACCGCCACTTGCCATTATTCCGCAATGTGGGCATTGTTCTTTACGCTTTGGCTTACGCATATTGATTGTTGTTGATTTCTTCACACCAGTTGTTCCAGCAATGATTGCCGCTTTACGCTGATTAGAACAAGGAACACCATAATAAAAATGCTTGTCACCTTTAAGTGATTCACTAATCCTTTGCTTTTGCTCATCAGTCCACTCATGTCGAGTTTTAGCAAGTGTTTCTTTAGTATGTTTATAACCTTCAGTACCATCGCCACCATCAGTTGCATTTGTTAAGTTAATACCAAACCCACGCATTTCAGCTATCAAGAAACATTCAAGTTCTTTGGCTTGCTCATGGCTTATATTTTCCTCAACCTTACGCACAACAATGTCTAAACCAAGGCTTTGAATCTTACGAATCTTGTTCAGCTTATATGTTGGCTTGTCAGAATTCTTAGCTTCCCAAGCATGAAAATGGCAACGTCTACCCACACCCTTACCAACGTAAAAGGGCATCCCATTTCTAGGGTCAGTCAGCGTGTAAACGTAAGCGGTGTTCATTAGGCTTTAAACTGTGTTACTGAAGCAAGAATTGTAAAGGTTGCACTTCCAGTTTTCAGTAAAAGAAATCTGTAACTGTCTATTCCACTAGCATTTCCCGCAGTAGGAGCACCACCTAACCACCTAGTCGTAACACCAGATGTAGTGCCATCCACTTGAACAGCAGAGTTGTAGTAAGCCGTAGCACCTTGAGTCACCAAGAAAGCCACAGTCATTGATTGACCTGTACTCATCAAAGTATTTAATGAAGTACCGCTAGAGCCTCTGAAGTTAACTGTCCAGTTAGCACTTGCATTACTTGTGTAGTACAGAACAGACTGAGTGGTAATGTCGTAAGCAATCGTTCCAGTAGCCGCAGTTGCAGAAACAGTAGCTACCTCTGCTGCATCGTTTAGGACAATGGCAGTTTTGCTACTAGAGCCAGTAAATGTATTGGTTCCCGTAAAGGTTTGATCTGCTGAAAGCACAGCATCACCAGTGGCAGCAGCTGCAAAACCTAAAGTGCCAGAGCCGTTTGTCTTCAAGACAAAATTGGCCGTGCTGTCAGCTGTGGGCAGTGTGAATGCCGTGACAAAGCTCTGCAAGTTGGAGTCATAGGCCAGCACATCAGTGCCAATGGCCAAGCCAAGTGCTGTCCTGGCTGCTGATGCAGTAGCGCCACCAGTGCCACCTTTTGTGACCTTTAGCACTGGGCCTGCATCAAACAATGCGTCAATGCTGTCTAGGTCAGAATTGATCTTCGTTCCCCAGGTGTCGGTGGATGCACCGACTTCGGGTTTAGTCAGCAATAGATTCGTGGTGGTTGTATCAGCCATTTTTCACCTCATGCGGCAATTTGCCATGTTTCACTATTATCAGCAATTGCAGTCCAAGTTTCACTTGAATCACTAATTGCATTCCATGTTTCTGACTGGTCAGAGATCGGTGTCCAAGTTTCTGAATTATCAGATATCCCAGACCAGCTCTCTGACGTGTCGTTTTCTTGTTCCCATTTTAGTCTTGCATTGACCGCCATGGATGACACTGCAATGAAGAGAATTTGGGCAGACTGCCTGCGCTGCGCATCCACTGCCATTTGGCTTGTGGCCACAATGACCATGCCAGAATTGCCAATGATCGTGGTGGACACTGTCAGGGTTGATGCGTCAACAATGTCAAATGCACCAATTGCCACTCTGGTGGCCGCAATTGATACTGTGCTGGTGTCGCTAATGGCGGCTTCGCCTATCGCATACCTGACACCATCCACAGCCATTGTGGATGTGTCGCTGATGTCGACTGATGCAGTTGTCAGCCTATTGGCCTCCACGGCCATGGTGCTTGTGTCGCTGATGGCCAGTGACGCACTAATGATGACATTTGCGTCAATCGTGACTGTGCTTGTGTCAGATATTAAGACTTCAGCAAACGCATATCTAGTCGCTGCCACCGACATGGTGGATGTGGCTGTAATCGCCACAGTAACATTAGATATGACACCAGCCTCAATGGCCATGGCTGATGTGGCCGTGATAACCACACTTGGCTCAAATGTGCCTCTGGAGTAGTTGCCCTTGCCGTAGGAGCCGTAGCCGTAGCCTACCCTCGGATCAGAGTATTGGCCAGCACCAAAATTCCCCGATCCATAGGCTGCCATATCAGGCCAAAGTGATGCTCAAAGATGCGGCTGGGATGCGCAGCACATCGCCAGAATTGATCGTGCGAGCTGTGGTCAGTGGCGCCCAGGCTAATAGATTGCCGGTGGTAGATGCGTCAAAGATGCCGGCCCAGCCGACTGATCCCCAGTTTCCACCAGAGGCAGCCGCAAACTCGATGGCCGCTGCATTGGTAAATGTCGTGGCCGTGCCAGAGCCTGAGATCGTGCCAGTGACCACGCGAGCATAGCCATTGCCAGACACTTCAGTGCCGCCACCCGTGTCGCTTGGGGCTGCCGTGAAAAGGCCAACATACCAGGCAGTGGGGCGCGTGGCCGTATTAGTTGTAAATAGAAAATTTAAAACTAGGTTTTCACTGTAATCTGTAAAAGATGACATATCAGTCCTTATCCAAAAGATTTAGCACGGGTCAGCAATGCACCACCAGAAGATGCGCTGCGATCATCGGCAGTTTGTGAATCATTCAAGGCGCGCTCATAGAGTGTTGCCCATGTCTGGATTCTCGCATCATCTTGCAAGTATGGTGCAGCCTGCAATAGCGCACCATACAGATAAATGTCGGGGTTTGATGTCAAAAGCCAATTTGTAGTGTTGCTAGTTGATAACTTTGACAATTTGGCGTAATAGGTCAGCTCGGTCGTATAGTTTGCGTCTGGTGTCGGGACAATCCTAAACTGGCCACCAACAATGCCAAAGAATTTGGGCTTGCCACTGGCCGTGTACTTGGTCATCTCATTGTCTAAGGCATCAATGCTCAAAAACTGCAATGGTGTCTGGGGGTTTGTGCTTGTGAGCTTGAGGGATTTGGTCTCCAAGAAGTCAGCAGGCACAGCGCCATATTGCGCATCAAAAGACGCATTGGCCCTGACGATCATCTGCCTGGTGCGCAGTGTTCGCTCCACTTGCGCCTCGGCCAGAGAGATAAAGTCAGGAATGACAGAAGTCAGGTCCGACCGATTAAGCCAGTCACCAATGGATGTCTTCAGTTCTGCATAGGTGCTAAGTGCCATTTTTCGCCTCTTTTTCCATCTCTTCTTTCACAATCCAAGTGTGAGGGTGGCCAAACTCAAAAGTGCCAATGTGGCCAATCTCCTGAGAAACGTCATGGTCGATGTAAACTTTAAAGCCAAGCTCTTTGGCTTTCTTACAAAAGAAGACATCCTCGCCCATATAGCCCCGTGTTGTCTGCCAAGGCATATCAAACCATGGCTCAGACATACCCTTAAACACCTCGCGCTTGATCAGCATTATGCCCGTTCCAATGCTTCCCACCTCTTCTAATCCAGTCGAATCTGGCATGGTGTAGACGGGGATTCGTTTGCCATTCTCATCATAGTTCTGGGCCGTTGGGCCAGTGGGCATTCTGCGCTTGGCACAGTTGGCCGCCACAATGTCTTTGTCGTGGGCCAAGAGCCTTCCCACCATGTCCTGGGGGAATGTCATATCCGAGTCGATGAAAAGAATGTGTGTGCAGCCTTCGCGCAATGCATCCAAGCAAAGGTCAGCCCTTTGGTTTTGGATAATCGTGCCTTGCATCAATTTCAGACTGATTGCATCTTCAGTGTTGAGTGTGTGATAAGCCACCATATTGACCATGCAATAGCAATAGTTGGTGTGGACTTGATCACGGGCTGGTGTGCAGACTGCAACATAATTGCTCATATTTTCCCAGGTCTTGTTCTAAAAAATTGATTGTCAGAATCGTTGAGCCAGCGTTTCATGTATTCCTGGTCATCGATCTTGCCCTCGGCCTTCATCTTGTAAAAAAGGGATTCGGGGATAGATGCCACCAAGTGCCACTCACCAGTCCATGCCGCCTTCTCATCCACAGCGTTATAGATGGCCTTGTTGGCCTCAATGACAGCAGTCACATCTTGCTGGGTCTCAATGGTCACATCGCCAGTTTCAGCATTCTCATGCCAAAAGCGCTTTATGCCTTGTTCTTTGTTTTCGCTAAATAGTCTTTTGTGAATCATGTTTAAAAAAAGGGCCAAGTTTCCCTGGCCCTTTCTGTTTACCTTCGATTAAGAAGTAACTAAGTCAGCAGCCAAGCCGTGGGCATTTTCAGCCAACACTTTGTGACCCCATTCCACGATCAGCATACGCTTTTCAGCATCGCCAGTCTTTGCCAATTCGACTTGCTGGTAAGGGCGCAGCACTGTCATCTTGGCGTAGTCAGGGTCGATAACCCATGCATCGCGCTCACGCTGGAATCTATTTGCAATGACCTGTACGTTTCCGAAATCTGAAACATAAATGTCAACTGCACCAACCAATGTGGCAGGCTTTGCACCGCCATCAATGTTGAAACGGCTGGAGGCAATACCAGAGAAACCTGACACGCGCTGCTTGTTAACAGGACCGCACATCAAAATCTTAGGTACACCACCAGATGTCCACACCTTCTGAATCACATTCTTGAGAATGGTTTCAGTAAATGTGCGCACTGTGCCATCTGTACGGGCGCTGTTTGGCAGCGTTGTGTAAGATGGATCAACACCGCTAGTGCCTTTGTCGGTGTTTGTTTTCACAAACGCGCCCAAAGAGGCAGTCGTGCGGGCAGTTGTCGAATCACCAGCCACAGCGATAGCGCCATTCAGCATGGAGAATTCTTGATCGCGCTTGATTTCAGCGCCACGCTTTGCGATCTGGTAAGCCAGTTCGCTGCGACGACCAGCCTTGTTCACCACTTCTTCAGTAGCTGACAAGATGATTGTCTTGCGTGAAATCTGTGCATAGTTTTGCAAACGCACAGTAGCAGTCACAGAGTCAAACGATGCAACATCGTCACCCTCTAACTGGGCATTGGCAGCAGCTGCGGCCAATGAATCGGTCTGATACTCAAACAAACTGTTGGACACGTTCTCACGGCCAATGTTTGACATATAAGGCGTTTCTTCTGGAGAAATGTTTGTGATCACATTGCTCAAATCTTCCCGAATACCCTTTGCAGAGTAGGTCAGGAATGTGTTACTTACGATAGCCATAATTTTCTCACTTTAATAAAAGTTCAATTGCAGAAGCCGCGTCATCGACACGGCCAGTTTTTGCAAGACGCTGCTTTGCTCGCATACTTTCAGTTGTTGTCGAAACCCGACCAGCTGCACCAGGCTTGGCTGTTCGTGGGCCATTGTTCACCACAGGCTTAATGCCTTGGCGTTTACTTACCATCTGGTCAAACAGTGCTGCTTTACGCAACAACAAGACCAGTCGGTGGTCGTAAACGCTCTTCAAATCTTCATCGGTAAAGCCTGCTGCCTTTGCAGACTCAATCACCAGCGCCTTTTCGGCCTTTGCCTTCTTGGGGTCTTTCCAATCAGGTAAGGCTGCCAAGAGAGCTTCTTGCTGGCTGGCAAGTTGGGCTTCCATGGCGCGCTGCTGTTCATACTGGGACACTTGAGAGAGTCGTTGCTGTTCGGACTGAATAGCACCTAATTTCTCTTGTCTCTCCCGCATGACTTCCTTTTGCCTCACCCACTCGATAGGGTCCTCATGATAGAGGCGCTCCAAATCGACTTGAGGCTCTGAAGACTGAAGTTGGGCTTGCAATGCTCCCAACAATTGAGCATATTGCTCACGCTCGGCTCGGACTGCATAGGTTTCTTGCTCGGCCTGCTTTCGCACTTCGGCAATCTGCTGTGTTTTCCGAGTGTAGTCCTGAGTCCTGGAATAGCCCTTCTGAAGTTCGTCTAGCGTGACAGAAACTTCCTTGCCGTCAACTTTGACAGTGAAAGTCTGTGGCTGTTCGCCCTCTTCGGTCTCTTCCTCTTCTCCTGACTGTTCCTCTGGGGTCTCTTCGTCTGGCGCGTCTTCCACACCAGACTCATCCTCCTCAGAAGCCGCTGCCTCTAAGTCCTCTTCAGACTCTTCGGCTGGCTGCGTCTCGTCAAGTTCTGCTTGTCCCTTTTCGGGGGCTAACATTGCCGAGATAGCACTGGTCGCATCGACCATATTCATTGCTTGTATTTCTGCCATAGTAATTTCTTAAATTAAGGTTTCTGTGATTTGCTGATAGCGTTCTGTGCAATTTTCCCGTTGTCCATTATCTTGATCAACTCTTGCCGCAGGCCGTCAATGGCCTGCAACATACACCACGCTGTCTCGCGCCTCCCAGACTCTTCGGGTTTCGATGAACGAAATGCCCAAAGTTGGTCGCCTTCTAATTTCGCAATTGCTGCATTGAGGGTTTCATCCTCCAGCAGCTGCTTGGCCTTTCGGCCTTTGTTTACCAGGTCTTCGTTTGTCACTTACTGTGCCATTCCTTGAAAGGTTGATGGGGGCATCATCTCAGGCGCTGGTGGCTGCGGCTGGGACACAAACTGTGCCGCCTGCTGCTGGGCCATCAATGCCTGCTGACGCATTGCTTCACGATCAATATTCTGCGCAGCGTCAATTTCCGCTGTGCTGATCTGTGATTTGTACTTTAACTCAATTTCATACTTTTTGAGATACAAATCTTGAGCCATTTTGTCGCGGGTCAGATCGTCATCCATGATCATCTGCTGGCGCTTTAGCTCCAGCTCTGCCGCTTTCTTCTGGATATCTGCCTTGATCGACTCGGCCTGCACCTGGGCCAGTACCTCTTCGGGGCTTGGCTTTTGTGGTGGCGTGGGTGGCACATAGTCGGCAGGGATATTTTGGAAAAAGCTGGTCGAATCTTTAAAGCCAGATAACTCTACGATTTTTCGCAGGGTATTACTAAACTGCTGGGGCGTGACCAAGGGATTGGTCGGGCCAAGCTGCTGCAAGATTTGCTCTTGCTTGGCCATGATCATCATCAGCGCCTGGAGCTTTTCATTTGTGTCGCCATTGCCCAAGGCAATATTGATGTTGGCATCCATGCTGGTGTCCCAGAATCTTGGATCGATCTGCACCCACTCATTGCGCATTCGCACCATTCGGGCTTTGTCCTGGTGCGTTGTGGCCAAGAACAAAATGCCTTTGAATAGCTTTTTCATGCCTTCAGCCAGAATGCGAGCTGTCAGCTCAATTCGGCCTTGGCTGGCATTGATCGTTGCGTTGACAGCTGCCTTGGTGCTTGACTGCAATGCATCAGCATTCAGACCCATGGCCGCCTTGCTCATGCCCGTGCGATCTTCTTTGATCTGGTCCATGTATTCCATCATCGGGAATGCGGCCTGACCCACAAATGGAGTCGTCAAAGGCTGGACCATGCCAGGCGCTCTCATGCGAATGATCGCACCTGTCTCGTTGTTCAAGACATCATCGATGTTGACTTGGCCTTCGACCACCGCAGTGCGCGGGTGGATTGATTGGGCCAGACTGTCCAATGTGTTCCTGAGTATTTCAGACTTGATTTCTTGCAAGTCGCGGGTAATGTCAAAAATCGACATCGCCTCAAGTGGGCTTGTGTGTGGCTCTGGGTCGCAGGGAAAGTCAGCAAAGGGAATGTAGCTGGCAGGCAGATTACGCACCACCTTATAGCCACCACCCATGCAGCAGACCTTGCGCAACTCGGCAATGCCATCGCCATCAAAGTCAACACGGGAATACGCTTCAATGTAAAGCACTCTGCGCATCATCGGATTGGCAGCGTCATTTGTGCCAAATGTTGTGCTTAGTGGCTGACGGGCTAAATACTCGTCATTGCTGTCCAAATCGGTCGATGACAGATTCTCTTCGATCTCATCCTGGTCATAACCCATGGCCAACAAATCAGCCATTGTGGCCATCTGCCTATGGGCAATGATGGTCGAATCGTCAAACGATCTGGCGCGTCTGTCTAGCAATAATTCTTCGGGTGGCACGGCCATTATTCTGATCCGGCCATCCTTTGTGATACGCTTGATCTGCACATCATGGATCATTGGTGCAGGCATTACTACGGGCTGGTCAGTCATAGGGTCGACAGTTGTGAGCTGCGCTTCATCAATGGCAGGGTCTGGGTAAGACGTAATGATCTTGACTTCGCCACCAGGCTCTTGCATCAGCATTTCTAGGGTCTGGTCATCGAGTCCCGTGTATTCCTCAATTCGGACCTTCTCTTCGTCTTCCCACCAGAATTTGGCAATGCCGCATTTACGCACCAGTGCATCTTTGAAAATGGCATAACTGGTCAAAAACCCGTTGTTGTCATTCTGGAAAACATAGTTTGCATAGTCGGTCGCCTGCTGGGCCATCTTCACATCTTCTGGTCCACGGGGTGCAAATTCCACCACATTCTCAGAATTAAAGAAAACACGCATCAGGCTGGGCAGCATGGCCGAGACAGTGTCCCGCACTTCCATGGCCACCACCTTGCTGTTGCCATCGACCTCATTGCCGAATAAATCACCGCGATAGTATTCAGTCCCCTTGGCGCGTGTAGGTGACAGATCACTGTCCACATAGCTCACCGCATCGGTCAGGTCTTGCGTGATGATCGCTTGCAGCTCTGCATCATCCATTGGCTCGGTGGCTGCAATGTCGGTGCTAATTTCTAATTCGTTCATTTTTTGTTCCTTGCAGATATCGCTTTGGCTTTGGCCTTTGCATCGGTCTTGGAGCTTGCACCCCATGCCTTCAGACTCAGCAGCAGCCTGGTCGGCTCGCCACCTTTGTACTCAGGTCCAGGCATATTCCCCATTCGCGCCAAGAATGATGCGCGCCTTGGATTGTCGCCTGATTTGACTGGCGCTTTCAAGTTCATGCCATCGGCCTTCGCACTGGCCCGACCTTTGGCATTTAAGCCGCCAGACGGGCTTTTGCCCTCTTTGCGCTGCCAGGCTGGGGTCTTCATTTCTTTGGCTTCTTTGCAGTCTTGGCCGCGGCCTTGAAGTCAGCAGCTGATGGCGCGCCTTTAGCACCAGGCTTGCGCATCTTTTCACCAGAGCCATCCTTGATGCGCTCTCTCTTGGCTGCAATGTTGGAATACAAACCTTGTTTCATTCCTCTTCTCCCTCTTCATAGTCTTCACCCTCTTCGCCCTCTTGCTCACCAGTGTTCGGACCACCGACCACCCATGCATCGCAAGTTCGGCTGGCTGCGCACTTGAAGTCAAAGATTTCGCAATAACCCAGATTGGCCAACTTGATTGTTCCCCATGGGTCAGCTTCCATGCCAATGCCTTGGGCAATGCAATCTTTGATCTTGTCAGACACATTGAATGCCGCGCAGTTGCCGCATAGGCTTTGCTTTGCGTCATCCATGCTGACATCCCACTGGTCGGCCTTCTTGCGCCAAAAAGCCTCATTAGGCAGTTTGGGATTCTCAGGACCATAGGCCGCGCTGGTGATTGCCTTGGCGCGGTTTTTCAGATTGAGGGTAATGTCTTGCGTGGGCATTGGGCAGTTCTCGCCTGCGCCCATGTCTTCGCCCTCTTCTTTATCCATGACCTGGCTCATGGTGCGTTGCATAGTAGCCATTATTTTTTCGCCTTGTTCTTTGCCGTGCGCTGACCGCGCATTGGCATCTTTGCCTCAGACATTGCAATGGCAATGGCTTGTTTAGGATTCTTAACAATTTTGCCAGTTCCACCACTGTGGAGCTTGCCAGCTTTGTATTCTCCCATTACCTTGCCAACCTTCTTTTGCGCTTTACTCATTGCCTTCATAGGTTTCCCCCATTGGTTTGTCAATACCCGAATTATGCAACCCGCACAAGGTTTCTGCGCAGGGGTTGCGACCACTTATTGCTCCCGCCTGACCCGTACATCCCCGCCATTGCATCACTTGCAAATGTCAGGACAAAGGCATCGGCCTTGTCAGGGCTTGGCAGGCCGCGTCTCTTTATCTCGTCTTTCCCCTCGATGGCGATCTTGCCGTTTGAAGTGAATGAGTACCGCACTGTGGCCAGCTCTGCAATCAAGACATCATCCTTTGGCATCTTGCAGTCCCGTGCCTCAAGCCAGGCTCTTGCCCGATACCACAGCTCTGCTTTCAGATTCCTGTAAGTCCCGCCCATGGCTGGGGACTCCGACACATTTATCCCACGCGCTGGCAGGCCCAGCTCCCGCAGCCGATCCACCACGCCAGCTCCAAGGCCAATGCTATCCACCAGTATTTCCTTTGGCTGCTGGCTGGGTGGCAGCGCCTGATACTCGGCCACCACCGCACCAGTCAATTGCATCAAGTCCAAATTTTTCCATGTCCGGATAGCCTCAGTCACCGCATTGCCCTGGCGCTTGCACAGAGCTGATCTGTCACTTCCAAACCGCGCCACATCCAAGCCCCAGATCATGGGCGCATAGTCACTTGGCGCAACATCTCGATTTAAAGCGCTTTCCAGCAAGTCCATGGCAATGACAGTGTCATCATCGCCCTTGGGGAATTCACCAATCACCCTGATCCGGTAGACGTTACTTTCCTCGCCATAGCGCATGGCCATCTCTTGGACATACTCGTTTGATACCCGTGGCGAATCAGTGCAGGCCACTTGAAACGTGGTCCACTCATCAGCCAGGCGCGTGTGGGTGTCGTAGAAAAACCCAGAGCTTCTGACCGGATTCCCCAGTAACAGCGTCACCGCGTTGTGGCCAGACATCGAGCCAGCCGCGGCCTCGAACACTTGCTCTGGCACACCAGAAGCCTCATCGGCCACCAGCATCACATTCTCCGAGTGAATACCCTGCAAAGCCTCTGGCTGCTCGGCCCGACTTGTCCTGGCTGAAATAAACATTTCAGTCGGTGCAGCATTGAATTCAATCCTCTCTTGCTTGACAGTGAGTAACTGCTGCAAGGGCAAAGGCATCGCATTGATCCACCTCTTCAGCTCGGCAAACATCGCGTCATAAAGCTGAGAGCTTGTCGGTGCTGTCACCACCACCTTGACTGGCGATCTGGTCATAAAGTACCAGAGCATGGCCCAGCTGCTTGCCGTACTTTTCCCCACCCCGTGGCCAGACCGGACCGATATCTTTCGATCACCCCGCGCAATGGCCTTCAAAAATTCAATCTGCCACGGGTCAGGGTCAACCCCCAAAACCTCTTGAACAAACAAAACAGGATCAGGCTGATATCGGTCCACCCACTGCGCAAAGACATTTTCTTTCACAAACCCCTCGCTTCTCTTAAGTTCCGACCCGTGATCCTATCGGTCCAGCATGATGCACACAACCACCTGGTCGCACTCATCTCAACCCCGCCCTCTGGCGGCTTCTCAACCAAACAAGTATTGCACTTCTGCAATTTATGCCCGTGGCAATTGCCATTCAACCTGACTGGGTTATTTACAAAATTACTTTTCACTGGATTCTCTGCACTTCATTATCTTTATGGGTTAACCACTTATTACCTAATATTCTTAATGCCTTGACATATTGCAGTTGATTATGTCTGTTAGTGCTACGCGGCACATAATCGACATTGAATAACTGGCGTACCTTAATAAGCATTTGTGTATTCATATTATTCCCACGATCTGGTTTATATCGACCCAAACGTGCAAGACAGTTGTCCCATCCAAGCTCATTAGCTTGCAGAACAACTTCCCGTCTTTTTCCCCATCAGTGTCGATCACGACCCACTCTTGGCCTTTGAGGACCACTGTCGCTAGTTTAGATTTCATTCGTTTGCTCCGTTGTTTGTGGAGTTGACATTTTTGCACAATTTGACTTGTTTGGTAAATTAGTTTTTTATTTTTTTAAAAAATTTTTTTTGTAGGTGTTTAGTGCCGCCACTGCCGCCCCCGCCAAGCCGGCCACGGGGGGGGGGTCACGGCCACCGACCGCCAGCTGGCCACCACCGACTTGTCCCCAGATTTTGGCCAACTTTATCCACAGATTCCTGTGCATAAGTAGGCTTGTAATACTTTGATGCACTTAATTCTGTGGATAACGACTTATCCACTTAACATAATGGTCGTTGTATAAAGTGACTGAATCATTTGGTATTCATATCTGTCAAAGTGTCTACCGACACGACAGTGCGCTTGCGCAGTGCATCAAGGGCCATGCTTCCAAGGTCGATATTGACCAGGGGCTGCTGCTTGTCACCATACTCATCTGGCGCTTGCTTAGAGGCCAGCCAGCGCCTTGTGTCCACTCTCAGCTTGGCCACTTGCGCGTCTTGAGGCGTGGCAGAGTCTGCAATTTCCAGCGTCTGCTCTGCTAAACTTCTCCCACCTCGCGCACGGGCGCGCGCAAGGGCATCAGTCCGTTCTGCACCTCCTCGCTCAATCCATTCATAAAAAGCCGTGTGGCTTATCTCCAACGACCGCGCCAAGCTGAGAATGGTTTCTCCTTGTGAGAGCTTGTCTAACATGGCGCTTTCGCCACCAGCTCTGTGAATCTTCTTGTTGACTTCAGAGGCTTCCTTTCGTGCGACAGCTGCTTTGTCTCTAAGGTTCATTTGTCTTTCGACAATGTTGTCAGCAAGCTCACTCAATGTTGCTGCACTCTTTTTTGGTTTGGCCATTCAAATACCCTTCAATGATTTTGATTGCATCTGGCGCTGATCTTGAGACCAGGCACAGATATCCTTTTGCGTTTAACTGCAAACCCACAGCGCTTTGTTTGTCTGATACCACTCCGGCCTTGGTCTTCATCTCAATGAAAAGCCCGTGAAAGCCATTTTTAGGCTCCAAGACGCAAAGGTCAGGCATCCCTGCTAAAACCCCTTCAGAATGAAATCTGACGCGCTCTGAAGCGCTTCTATCGCCTCCATTGGGTATTGCCGCAATGATGCAGTCTGGATAAAACGCACGAATGTGTTGAACCACTTTGACTTGGTCAATGTGTTCAATGCTTTTTCGTTTGCGCTTTATGTCAACCACCATGACTCGGATTCTACTGCCGTGGCTTTGGGTTGGAACAAGTGGCATCGGTGTTTGACATCGGTCGGGAATGCGGCAAGGCCAGTCTGGCTGCACTGATGTTCGGACCATGTGATGGTTGCCCATCCATTCCTAATCTTTGCTTCGTCAAACATCCACTGCAATGGCTTTGAGTTGACCTTTCTGTGCCTCTCCATCTGCTCGGCTGGCATGGACTGCTTCATGCCCACTTCTACCGCCTTACTGCACTGGTGGCAGAAAACCCTCTCATCTTCGACCCATTTATCAGATTGTGGATAACCTGTGGATAACTGCTCAACTTGTTGGACCATCTAAAACCTCCAAAAATCGTTAAAAGTAAAGCGGTATGGACAAAGGAAATCTACCGCTTTACCGCTTTACTTTTCACCATCCCAAAACTGACCAGATTGGCCTGTGGATAAGTGGGTCTACGACCCCCACTTATACCAACAGACCTGCCTTTATCTAAACCGGTATACCGGTTTACTACCGGTTTACTACCGGTTTACCGGTTTACTTTATTTGTACCCACCCAGTGCCTGCTTGGTCCATTGCAAAGCGCTGGAATATGGCCGCGCCAACTGCCCGTCTGGCATAGCTTTGGTCTGCCATTGGCACGGCCTGATAGATGTCAGCCCACTCCAGCTGGTGCATTGATTGCAGTTCTTTTGGGACACTGGGCCTGCCACTGCCTCTGCGCATGATGACCGCGCCTTTGGCATTGATGATGGACTGGACAAAGTTGCAGGCAGCGTCTGCGGCATCTTGGACTTGTTGCTGTCTTTTTTCGCTCTGCCTGTCATTGGCTGCCTGTCTTCGATCTTCTTCCGATGACATGGCTGGCACGACCAGCAGCACCATTTGCTCTTGGATATCCCCGTCTTCATCAAGCACTGTGTCGGCAAAGACATCTGAGTTGAATTTGATTTCTCTAAAGTTGGGCTGGTATCGGGTTTTGACCAGGCGCATATATCGGGTCTTGGTCTCATCTTCAAAAAGCACTCCGGTCAGGGTTGCATCGCCTGTGAATGCGCTTGCTCCACGGGCCGTAGCATCTGAGTCTGACTTGGATATGGTCTTGTTGGTGTGGGTAATAATGCAGACTGGCGTGTCCAGCTGGATATAAATGGTCTGCTTTAAGGCTGCAATATATGCACCCACTTCTGAGTTGTCATTCTCATTATCAATATCCATTGTCGCGTTTGCAGTATCTAATACCAATAATGGCCGGACATTATCTATTGTGTGGTGAATCACATTATGTGCAAGCATAAGTAAATCTTTGACATTAGACCTTTTGGCATCGATGATGACAAACCATTGGGATAATGCTTCAGCACTAATCCCGTAATGCCGTGCATAGCCTGTGAGTGTTCTTTCAACCTGGTCACTGTCTTCTGTGACTATGATTGTTTTGCGTTTCTTGGTGGCTGTGAGTTCACAGTCTTTAGCCTGTAAGCCTGCCATGACCATGCACAGACTGATCACTGCTGTGGTCTTGCCAATGCCAGGCTGACCGGCCAGCACCATGAAACTATGCGCCCAAAAGCCTTTGACCATGTAGCGAATGGGCTTGATCTGGCCAATGGTCAGTGTGCGCTCTGGCCAGCCTTTGACTTCTGGTGCATCGGTTGTGGCTGGCGCCTGACCAATGACCGCTGCAAAGTCTTCGACCGCTGATTTTCGCTCGGCCTGCTTAGTTGGAGCCTCCCATCCACAGTCTTTGGCGTGTTTAAAGAGTGTGCCAATGCCAACACCTTTGCCCTGGTGAAAGCTCTTCCAGTGGACTTCAATGTCTTTCGTGCCTTCGTATTTAGTCCCACTTTGGGACCATGTATCCCATAGGCTACAACCTTGCTCCCCAAATTCTGAATGCAAAGCCTGACCGATCTCAATCCACTGGTCATAGTCACAGTCTGGGGAAATGTGCTGCAAAGCCTGCACGGCCTTGGCCATTTCATCTGGCGCGCCTTTGGACAACATGGCTGTGAAATCAAATGATTGGCTTGGTGGTGCAGGCTTTGGCTCTTGCAGCTGGTGCTGCTCGATGATGCCCCAGTCCATTAACAATTCATGCAAATTGACGGCCTCTTGGAATTCACCGACCAATTGATTGCCACTGAGTAAGACTGACTTGCCGGCACTGTTTGGTAGGCCGAACACTTCCAGTTCTTGGCCACCGCCAAGTTTGTACTTGGGCAGCACCTGGTCAGATTCTTTGGGTGGTTGGACCCATAAGAAGACATGACGGCCACGGCCTGAGACAGAGACCTCGGTCAGCATCTTCTTTTGCTTGACATACTTGGCCATGCGCTGAATGGCCACGTTGGTCGGGCCTGATGCGTGTTTCATGTCCACATCAAGGCAAACCAAATAATTCCCTGATGCGCTGATGATGGGGCGCTGCTGGACTAAGCCAAGATATTGGCCATGAGGCGCTTGCTCCATGGTCCAGACATCTTCTGAGTTGTAGAGATCGCTTGGGTCTGTATCCCGTGCCACACCTTGGCCAGATCGCTTGTAAGGGATTTTCTTTGAGCCTTGCAGGGCAAAGGTGCAGAAGACGGCATCGGGGGCCACAGCGCCTATTTTGCAGGCGACAGACTGGGACTGAGAAAATGTGTCGTTTTGGGGTGTTTCAGTTATGATGGACACTGAAATTCCTTTAGTTGGGGGTTTCATTTGTGAGTTGCCATGAGTTGAGACTTTTGCCTGGTAGTGTTAAAGCGCTACCAGGCTTTTTCTTTTGGCAGGGATGTGAATTCTATTCCTTCGCCTTTTCTTTGACTAGGCTTGATGCAGCCTGCTTCTCACCGACTAGGTCTTCGGACACTTCGACACCAAGTTTTAAGACGGCACTGGGGCTTTTAAGTTCCCATGCACTCATGTTGTCTTTGAATGCTTCCATGACCAGAGCTTCGTCTTTCCAGAATTTAGTCTTACGGCCTGCGCGCATGATCCAGCCATCAATGGCTTTGCCATCAGTGATCTGAGCCTTGGCAGCAGACTGCACAGCATCGGCCCATGCACCCACTAAGACAGCGTCATCGAGCATTTCTGGGGTAATGCTTGTGTCTGGCTTGAAATCGCTTCTGGCGACCTCTTGGACCTTCTGGCGCATGGATGGACAAATGGTCTTGGCCTTGCAGTACCGGCAGGCATCGGGGCTTGGGCTGGTGGGTGCATCGCCTGTGAGCGCCAGCTCGGCTGCCTCTTTCAAGCGCTTGCCATGCAATTCCAAATAATTGCCAGACACTGTCCACTTGCTATGGCCAACCCGCGGCTGATAGATGTGCATGGTGCATTCGATGGTGTTTGGCGCCTTGAGCTGACGCATTGCACCAAGGGCATAGGTCAGCAGTTGTTTGTTGTCTGTGGCATCCACAGCGACACGGCCAGTCTTCAGATCAATGACATGAAGATGGTTGCCATCGACCAGGATTGCATCGGCAGTGCCACCAAGCGCTGGGTGCAGGGACTTCAAGCCTTCATCGAGGTTGACCTCGATCAGCTTTTTCCTCGGATTCTCGACCAGATTGCTGACAAAGTCTGCATAGCCTTGGGCCATGGCCACATGATCGGGATCAGTTCCGGCTGGTATTTCACCATTGCGCAGAATGATCTCAGACAGTTCATGGATCGCTGTGCCAATGGCAGCGGCCTCACCGGCTGGCTCGTAAGGCATGAGGGACTCAAGCCGGTATGAGCCAGGGCAAGACATGAATCTGTCCGTGCGGGATGCTGAGAGTCGGGCGTGTTTTCGGGTTTCATGTTGCATGGTTTCTCCAAGGGTTAAATGATTTGGTTAACGACATTGAGCTTTTTCAAGACCTTGGCCAGCACATTGTGGTCTAGGCTGGCCTTGATGGTCAGAATGTAGATGACGGGTGGAATGCCTGACTTGTTGATGTTTTCGACCCTGCTACTGGCCTGCTCCAGTGCTGATGTGGACCAAGTGCATTCGACAAAGACAATGGTGTCGGCAGCACTTAGGTCCACACCTTCCGACATGGCGGCAATGTTGCCAATGATGCAATTGGTCTGGCCAGACTGAAAGTCTTTAAGTGCCTGGTCGCGCTTGGCCCGTGGTGTTTCACCCGTAATGACCACGGGTTTGTGGACAAATAAGAGTTTCTCCAGCTCGGCCACGACATCCTTATGGTGCGCAAAGACCACCACCGGCTCATTGGCCTGGAGCAAGTCATCAATGAATTCACTGGCGGCCTTGACCTTGCGCATACCGGCTTCGCGCATGATCTCTGCCAAGCCCTCAAAGGCCATGAGCGCGTTGGGGTTGGCCATCAAGGCATCGGCATCAAATGCCTGCTCTCGCTTGTCATTGGGCAGATCAAAGGTGATCAGACTGACTTGTGGGTCTTTGTAGTCTTTGAAAATGGCTTCTTTTTTTCTGCGCAGCACATGGGGCTTCATCAATTCTTTGAGTTCGACCAGGTTAGACGCGCCTGATGTGTCCAAGCCCCATGGCGCGTTCCACATCTTTGCGTATCTGGCCGCAAAGTCAAACCAGCCGCCCCTGTAAATGCCAAGGCCGTGCAAGATGGGCCACAGCTCAATCGGCCTGTTTGGGATGGGTGTGCCACTAAGCGCATATACATGGTCCACTTTCTTCATGGCCAGCATCGCGGCCTTCGTTCTTTGGGCCTTTGGATTCTTAATCCTGTGGCACTCATCGAGAACTAGAGTGTTATATCTGTCCACTTGCGTCACACCATATTGCAAAACATCGTAGTTAATGATTGTGATATCTGCACTGTTTACCTCTGAAGCCTCGCGTTTTCCATTGACCACATGGACCGAGACATTGGGCGCCAGCTTGGCAAATGCAGATTCCCAGACTGTCTTGGCAATTGCTGGGCAAACAATGAGGGCCGGTAGGTTTTCAAGTGCAGCAGCTGCTGTGGGTAGCGTCTTGCCAACACGGGGCTGGTCGGCCAGTATGGCCCTGCGCCTAGACAGCAAGAAGAGCTTGGCCTCTTGCTGATGGGGGAATAACTGCATGATCGGTTTCCTCGTTTTAAGTTGTTGCGATCATATCTGCATTTGTGCTAAAGTGCAATTTCTGTTTGACGACAGAAACGTAAAAACCTAAACCCTTAAAAGGAAAAAACCATGACCAGAGTCGTAACCGGCAAAGTTCGTTTCTCATACTTCAGTGCTTTGACAGCTCGCAAGAATGAGATGAACGGCAAAGAAGAATTCTCTACTCAAGTGCTTGTCCCAAAGACAGACACCGAAACTGTGAACCAATTGAAAGCGGCAGCCAAGGCCGCATTGACCGCCAAGTTTGGAGACAAGATTCCCAAGACAGTGCGCAATCCCTTGCGTGATGGCGATACAGAGCTGAAATCAGATGGCGGCCCACTGGGTCCAGAGTATGCGGGTCACTATTTCTTCAACACCAAGTCAACCAATAAGCCTGGCGCAGTAGATGCCCATGGCCATGACATTCTTGGATCACAAGATATTGTCTCTGGTGACTTTGGCCGTGTTTCTTTGAATGCTTATGCTTATGACCAGGCAGGCAATAAGGGCGTGTCGTATGGTTTAAACAACATCATGCTTTTGTCTAAGGGTGACTCGCTGGGTGGTGCAAAGCCATCAGCTGCCAGTGACTTTGGCGTGGTGGCCGGCAAGGCCGCGCCAGCTGCTGCCGAGTCAATCGATAACGACTGGTGATCGGTCGATCAGTTTATTAAGTGCCAAGTGCAATTGATTGACTGATGTCCACAATGGCTCCACAGTTCCAGACAGCCACCGGCTGACTTGGGACTGCTGGATGCCAGCCTCATCGCACACCGCAGCCATGGTGATCTTGTGAGC